GCAGGATATCCGCACCGCATTGATGCCCCTGCCGTACAAAGATATATCGTCTGGGCTTATGTCGCTTGTTCAGGAGCTAATGAGCGCCACAGATAAGCTATCCGGCACGGCGGAAATGCCAACCGGCGAAGGTATGCAGAACGCGCCAGTAGGAACGACGCTGGCGATTATCGATCAGGCGTCTAAGGTGCTCGATGCCGTACATAAGCGTCTCCACGCGGCGCAGGCTGAAGAGTTCCGGCTGTTGAAAGATCGACTGTTGGAAGACCCTGAGGCGTTTTGGCGCCATAATCCGGACGCCAGCACGAACTGGGACAAAGAGACGTTTGTCCAAGCTCTGAACCTGGTTGATCTGGTCCCGGTTGCGGACCCGAACACGCCGACGCATACGCACCGGCTGATGAAAGTCATGGGACTTATCCAGCTTGCACAGCAGATGCCGCAGATGTTCAACATTCCAACTGTCATCGAGCATTCGCTGCGTCTGATCGGGTTCAACAATCCTAAAGAGTTCATGAACGACGGCACCCAGCCGCAGCAGCCCAATCCGGACATGATGAAGGCGCAGCTTGAACAGGCCAAACTACAGCAGCAGGGGCAAATCGCGGCGGCCAAGATGCAATCCGAACAGAACAAGTCTAAGTTGGAGCTTATCAAGGCTCAGTTGCAGCAGAAAACCGACATGATGGAAATCCAGGGCAAGCAGCAGATCGAGGCCGGATGGTTGCGCCATGAGAAAACAAAGGATGGCGCCGCAATGGTTAGCGATGCTATGGAACACATGCAACCGGGATTGGGCGGATTGGCCGCTCCACCGCAAGCCGCGAGCGCCGGCCCTAGCGCTCCTGTTGGAGTGACACCATGACCACGACCCGCCGCGCCGCCTCTAACGCCTCCCATGACGCCAAGCTCAAGCGTATGCTTGGGGAGGCCACGCATCATGCTGATAAGCTGATGGACGAGCACAAGAAGATGGCAGATCATCTTAGCCCGAAAGAGGTTAAGAAGATTGCAGACAAAGAGATCGAGGTCAAAGGCTGTGAGACGAAGAAGCGCCTTGACCGCGCCGCCCGCAAGAAAGGTGGCCGCACTAAGGGCGACGTGAACATTATCATCGCCCAGAAGCCCGACATGCCGCAAGGTCCGATGGGTGGAGCGCCTATGGCTCCCCCGCCGCGTATCCCTATCCAGGCGCCGGTTCCTGCTGCCGCTCCTAGTGCAGCCGTGCCGCCTCCGGGCGTTCCCGGTGCCATGCCGATGCCTGGCGCTGCCGCTGGTATCCCTGCCCGTAAGAATGGCGGCGCGATTAAGATGGAGTTTGGCGCTGGAACTGGTTTGGGGCGTCTGGAAAAGGCTGCCCGCTACGGCAGTAAGAAGTAATGAACGCATTTTCTCTTGACATACGCTCGCTTCGTAAAGCACAAGAGAAGATAACGGAAGAATTGAAAGAGCTTTGCGACGGAGTTTTAGCGGTTAAATGCCAGGATTACGCGGCCTATACTGAAAAGGTAGGCCGGTATCATGGTCTTCGCAGGGCGATAGAGGTTCTTCAGGAAGTTGAGAAAGACCTGAAGTAGGAGACATAATGGCTACGACGCATATGCTTCATGCGGTGGACCCGCGCACTGATCTGCAGCACAAGATCGGCGATATCAGTCACATTCGGGTGCTTCACAATCAGGTTCTGGTGGCGACTTATGTTCGCCCTGAGCGCACTTCTGGCGGCATCATCCTCGCCCAGTCAACGCGCAAAGAGGACGAATATCAGGGCAAGGTTGGCCTTGTCATCGCCAAGGGGCCGATGGCCTTTCGGGACGATGACCGCACGCAATTTCACGGGCAGGACGTGCAGATTGGCGAGTGGATTTCATACCGCATGTCTGATGGCTGGCAACTTATCGTGAAAGGCAAGCCGAGCGCGGAAAATCCCAAGGGCGAATATCACTGCCGCATGTTGCAGGACGTGGACATTAAGGCGGTGATTTCGTCTCCGGATGATGTGCTGTAATGGCGAAGAAACCGACGCACCCCCACGAGACGGATAACGGGCTGGCCGAGAAGATTTTGAGCGGCGAGGTTTATCAGGTTGAAGCCACTGAAGATCCGTTGGAGGCTGTAAACGCCGCAATTCGCGATCTTCGGGGGCGCGCCAAATCCCTTCTGGCTCACGTTTCCGAAATCGAAGCCTATTTGGTCCATCTTGGCAAGACGATGGGCCATAATGGCACGCCGCAGTTTACCCCGCATGGAGAAAGCGATGACTGAAACCCCGAACCAAGACGATATCGAGATCGTCATTGACGACGGCTTGCCTGCGGTCGGAACTCCTGCAACGGAAGCGCCCAAGACAACTGACGTTGACGAGGGCATTAATGACCTCAAGCGCCAACTGGAAGCGGAACGCGCCCGCGTTGCCCAGGCTGAGCAAGCTGCCAGCACGGCGCGCCAGGAAAGCCTGAAGTTCAAGACTGAGGCAGAACAGTCGCAATACGCTGCGATCAGCCGCGCCCTGGAAGCTGCTAATGTCGCCGTTGATACTGTGCAGGGCGATTACGAGCGCGCCCTGGAGGCTGGCGATTACAAATCCGCTGCCAAGCTCCAGGTACAGATTACCAAGGCTGTGGCGCAACAGGCAGCGCTGGAAAACGGCAAGGCGCAGATGGATGCCTACCGCGCCGATCCGCGTTACCAGCAGCAACAGCACCAACCGGCGCTGGACAGTTTCGATACCAAGATTGCGGGCATGTCTCAGCGCACGCAGGCATGGCTTAAGGCGCATCCCGACGCGGTGACTGATCCTGTGCGGCAGAATAAGGTGGCGTCGGCTCACTACGCCGCTTTGGCTGATGGCCACGCGCCGGATACTGACGCGTATTTCGCGTTTGTCGAGAACCATGCCGGTTACACGCAGAAGCCCGCAACGCCGCAGCCGCAGCGCACCGCAAGCCCGTCCGCCCCGGTTTCTGGCCAGGCGCGCGCGCCAGCCGGAGAGCAAGTGAACGGCAACCGCGTTGTGATGACGCCCAAGATGCGCGAAGCGGCGAAGATTGCCGGTGTCACTGAGCAAGAATATGCCCGCGAATACCTGCGCGCCGTCAAGGCGGGCGACATTGAACGTTTGAATTAAGGAGCAAAACCATGGGCCGTCCGCCGCTTCGCGCTGAACCTGATGCCGCCCGCGATACCGTTCGCGGTCCTCGCCGTCGCCGTCAGACCGACGACAAATTTGCCATTCCGCCTGAACTCAAGACGCCTGGCGTGTCTTATGAGTGGAAGAAGGAGAGCGTTCTCGGCGAGGAAGACCCGCAGTATCTTTCCGGGCTGCTGGAAAACGGTTGGGAACACGTCCAGCTTTCCGAGATGCCGGTCTTTGGGCGTCCTGGCGAAAGCGGCGCTATCCGTCGCGGCGGCCAGGTGCTCATGAAGCGTCCGACTGAACTAACGCACGAAGCGCGCCTGGAAGATTACCAGATCGCCCGCGCTCAGGTGACTGGCAACGCCAAGAAGATGATGGGCAGCGACTTCGATGCTGGCGTGCCGAACAAGGGTAGTCATGTCAACGTCAAATATGACACGTTGCCATCTGACGCGAAGGTGTTTAAGACTGCTACCACGCAGTTGACGCTTGAGGATTAGACCAGATCGGTGCGGCTTTTCTCCGGCCGTTTCTCCCTCGTTTGCCGGGTATGCGAGCCGATAAAGACCCGGCGCTTTTTCACATAAGTCAGGGCAGCGCGGCTTATCCCGCGCGCTGACAGAGGGCCGATAAACGGTTGTCCGTCTAATTTCTTCAGGACGAATTCTCCGCTTTGTTGATCGATTCGCTCGCCCGCAGCCGGAGGATACCCGGCATTCCTTCGTGTGTCGCAAAAACCTGTTGACAACACCAGGAAAACCGTATTAGCCGTTAAATACAATTCACTCTCGCCGGGCCGGTGAGAGATTAGCCATAGGTGACTATGGCGCGCTGTGATGGTTCCGGGCCGGGACTGGACACTGCATATCCGCTAAGGCGGACCTTTTGCAGGTGTTTTCATGGCGAATACTTTCGCACCATACGGGTTTCGCGCTACGGCCCTCCTCGGATACGGTTCCCCGAATTATGCCGTTTCTCAGCGCCGCATTCTGAAGACCAACAGCACCGCCATCTATAAGGGCGATCCGGTCGTTCAGCTTTCCTCTGGTTACATTGCCCAGGCCACCGCCGGCACCACGCAGATCGCGGGCATTTTCGACGGCTGCGAATACCTGAGCGTGTCTCAGGGCCGCACCGTTCGCTCCCCCTACTGGCCGGGCTCTGACGCCGCCGCTGACGTGGCGTGCTTCATCATCGATGACCCGACCGCCATCTTCCAGGTGCAGTCCGGCAACGGCGGCCCTGTTGTGCTGGCTGATGTCGGCCAGAACATCAACTTCGCGATCGGCACGGGCAACACCGCCAACGGCATTTCTGGCGCCTACGCCGATTTCGCCACGCTCAGCCCCTCCACCACGACGCTGCCGTTCCGCGTGCTCAATTTCGCGGGCAACTCTGGCTACGTCACTGGCGACGGCCCGCCGCAAATTGCCGGAAATGGTTCGGATGGCAGCACTGCCTACAACACCGTTTACGTCACCTTCAATAACCAAGACTACAAAGTCCTGACGGGCATTTAAGGGGAGCATGACAGATGCCTATTAATCTATCCTCGATCAAGAACGAACTGCTCCCCGGCCTTCGCGCTCTTACCGGCAAGTATGATCAAATCCCCCGCGAGTGGGACCAGATTTTCGACGTTGGTAAATCTGAGATGGCCCTGGAACGCACCGTCGAAATGGCGTACCTCGGCTATGCCCAGCTCAAGACCGAAGGCGCGGCTACCACGTTCGACAACGCGGCTGGCGAGCGCTTCACATACAACCAGGAGCACACCGAACTCGCGCTCGGTTACGCCATCACCCGCAAGGCGGTGGACGATAACCTCTACAAGCGCCAGTTCAACCCCGCCAACCTGAACATGATGCAGTCGTTCAATCAGACGCAGGAAATTCTTGCGGCGAACGTGCTGAACACTGCCAACGTGTACAATGCGGCTGTGGGCGGTGACGGCGTTTCTCTGGTTAACGCCAACCATCCGGTTGACGGCGGCACCTACTCCAACACCTTCGCCACGGCGGCGGACCTGAACGAAAGCTCGCTGCTGAACGCGATGATCCAGATCCGTACTGGCTTCGTCGATCAGCGCGGCCTGAAGCTCTACGCCCGTGGCCGCAAGCTGGTCATCCCGCCGCAGCTTGAGCCGACCGCTCTGCGCCTCATCAAGACCGCGCTGCGCCCCGGCACCGCCGACAACGACATCAACGCCATCATGTTCACTACTGGTGGCTTGAAGGACGGTTATCTGGTCGATGACTACCTGACCAGCGCTTATGCCTGGTTCCTGCTGACCAACATCCCCGGCCTGCTCTACCTGGAGCGCGTGCCGTTCGAGATGGATATGCAGGTGGACTTCACCACAGATAACCTCTTGGTCAAAGGCTACCATCGCTACTCATTTTCATACTACAATCCCCGCGCTCTCTTCGCGACCTTCCCTACTTCGTAATTCTGGACATCAAAATCCGAAATATGGTACTTATGTTTGGTACTATATTTCGGACGAGGTAAAGATGAAAGACAAGCTGGCTCTTATCCCTGAACTGAAGGAAGTCCTGGACTACAATCCGGGGACCGGAGAGTTCGTATGGAAAGAGCGGCCCACTAAGAACGGTAAATATTGGGCGGGAAAGAAAGCGGGAAGCTGGTCAACAAGGACTAAAAACGGGTATCGGCATTTAGTCGTTTCGTACTATAAGCATGATATTTCTTTGGGTCGCTTGGCGTGGGCTTTTGTTTATGGTGAATGGCCCAAATATCTTACCTACAAAGACGGAAATTGCGAGAATTTAAAAATATCCAATCTTCAAATTCGCGCCGGCACGGGGCCAACGGGAATTCCTTATACTGATCGTAGCGCTTGGCAGAAAGCCCATCGTGAAAAGAACCGCGATCAGTATCGCAATGCCGATCTCAAAAAGACGTTTGGCATTACGCTCGACGACTACACGGAAATGCATAACGCCCAAAACGGCGTTTGTGCTATCTGCAGTCAACCAGAGCGGTCCGAGCGAGGCGGTAAAGTTAAGCTTATGGCAGTCGATCATTGC